AGGACACTAATTGTTCTGCCTGTTCACTGTTTCTATTATCCAGAACACTGTGACCAGAAATATGAATATCCGAAAGCTCCATTGTGTACCAGGTCTCATTGGCGTAATAATCTGTAACCTCAAAACCGTCAGGATTGGAAGCTACAAACAACGCATTTTTACATTGCAAAAGACTTGATCTGAATCTTTCTAAAAAATGATTCTGTGAGCTAAAGGGTTCTCCCTCTCCATTGCCCGGGTAACTTGTTAAAAAGATTTCCTTATTCATATTTCGATTGACTCCATTTCCATTCGTGAAGATTCAATTCGGACTGTGTTTGAGATAAGGCGGTTTCTTTATACCGAAAAATAATCAATTTACATCTGTATGCTCATTAAGCTGTTCTTCGATATTTCTTCCACCATACATTACTCGGAGAATGGTTACTGTCTCATTTTCTTTATCTGGGAAATACAGAACAACGTAGTTATCCACCGGCATAATACGCAGCCCTCTTGATTTCCATGGCTCAGATTCATACGCCTTGTATCTGAAAGGCATCGAATCAAGCCCCATTATCCTCTTTTCCAATCGACCGAGCTGACCTTTTGCGTTTTCAGGGGAAAGCAAACTGAAAGCAATATACTCGTAGATGCTTTTAAGATCGGATTTGGCCTGAGTGGTAAACTTTACTGCATATTTCATATTCCGTATTCCCTGTGTATATCAGCAAATACTGTTTCCGCAGGCTCAGTTTCCCCTTGAAGCATTTGATTATACCCTCTCTCTATTTCTTCGTCAAGTTCCTCTCTTGAAAGCGACCCAATTGCAACGGGTCTGGATGGTGGTAGTTTTACATCAAAAGGCAGACCTCTTTGAAGAATGATTTGCTTGTAAAACATATTGATTGCATTTGACGCAGGAATTCCAAGCGCAGCAAGTATGCTCTCAGCCTGTTCTTTTATATCAGGCTCAATTCTTGCGTAAAGATTGGCTGATTTTACTGCCATACAAAACACGCCCCTTTGCATAGATAATACTATTCAATAGTATTATACATCTTTGTGCGTACAAAAGCAATACATATTATTAAATATTTCATATTTTTTTCATGCTAAAACGCATCAAACTCCCTCTGCCCGGCGATTCTGTCGTAGGTCACGGAATCGTTGCCTTTCTCCGTCCATACGTCAAGAACCATGCCGATGGTCAGCAGGTCGAGGTCGCTGATTGAAATGCCGATCTCCACGCATCGCAGCAGGAAGAGCGCGGTGGTCATTTCCCGACTGCTTGATTCAGGTTTTTTTTAGACTCAACGTCCGTAAAAATATTGGCTCCCCATAAATCCAGAATTTCAGGAAGTACCTGATAGATGGAGAACATCTCAAACTGCTCCAGCCATTCGTCGATGGTAGAGGGAATGGTCGGGTCGGCGTGGTATGCCATGATGTAGGCGACGTTCTCGAAGATTTCCAGATCGTCGATTTCCATCATGGAGCCGTCCTCGCCGCCGTTCTCCCGGAAGGATTTTTCCAGCCTTGCGAGGTCCCTGAAAATGTCCCTCTTGAATTTAATGCGGTAGAGCCGGGGAACCGACGCGGAGGAGCGGAATTTTACCTGCTTGTCGCCGATTGCGACTGTCTTTTCAAGCATACCTCAATCCTCCTTACGCGCCGGTTGCCGGTGCGGTCGTGTCCTGCGGAATGTAGACAGCCTTGTACCAGTTCTTGTAGGTGTTCGCCGCCGTTTCGTCGCCCGTGCGGGATTTAACCAGACCGTCCTCCCTCGGGTCGGCGGTCAGCGACAGCTTTTCCTTGCCCGGTTCGATGGAATCCTCCTTGGTCTCCGATTCGATGTACGGACGGGACGCCGAGCAGTTGTAAAGCACATGGCGGATGCCGTGCGCGTCGCCGTCAAATTCAAACAGCAGCGCAAAATACACCACGTCGGTGTTGTCCGAACGCTCCACCAGCACGCCGTTCGCGTCCTTGCTCTCCTGCAGGATGTCCGTGCGGAACCATTCGGGAATGAGCGCGATTTCCAGATCGCCGGAATAACCGTTGTTGGACGTGGAGCGGAAATACACAATGCCGTCCGCGTAGAAGGGATTGGAGCTGCCCTCCGCGTCAAGCGAAATGCTCACCGCGCCGGGAATCGGCTTGGGTGTGTCGTAGGTAAAATTGCCGTCATTATTCTTTGTGAGCTTGGCGGCGTGTACGTTTTTCAGGTTGTACTTGACCTTATTTCCCATTGGCTGAGTCCTCCGTTTCAAAGGAATAAAGCACTTCGTAGAGCCTTTCGCTTTCTATCCAGACCTCGCTTTTGTTGTAGAAAACGCCGTAACGGTCGAGAACATTCTCCAGCGTTTTTTCAATATCAGGGTCTTTGCGGTCGGTGTAAAGCTCCAGATGCACTTCGTTGATTTTAAAATAGACGCGCCCGTCGGCGGCAAAATTCCGGGACGACGGACACAGGAAAAGAAGAAAAGGCGGCTGCGGCGACTGCCCCTCCGCAAAATGGTCGTAGGCATACGGCAGGGACGTTTCGTCCAGCATTGCCATGATTTCGATATGCGTCATTCCGTCACCCCTTCAATGCCTTTTCGATGTCGCTCATCAGCTGGTTCTCGCCGTGTTCCTCCGCAGGAGCGATGTGCGGAATCGCCCTGACGCGGCCGCCGCCCCGCTTGGCGTGACCGTGTTCCAGCAGATGGGCGAGCATATACCGGGTCGGCGAATACACCGTGACCTCCATGGAATGGGTCGTTTCGGAGGTCGTCTTGGTGCGCCAGCTTTTTGCGTATCTTCCGGTTCTCCTTGGCGCGGAGGACTGAATGTCGCTTTTCACGGTATTGCCCGCCTTCCGGACGGCGCGTTTCACTTCGGCGGACGCAAGGTCGGCGTATTCGGTCAGACCCTCCATCACGGCTTCGGAAAGCTGCTCGATTCTGATTCTGTCGGACATTTTATCGCTTCACCCTCCTGCAAATCAGCTTGGCGGAATGTCCCCGGTAATTCATGTGATCGACGCCTTCGATGTCGTACACATGATCGCCGAATTCCACGCGGAATTTGTCCGAGGTGACGGCGGCGATCTCCCGGCACCACCGGACGGTGAAGGTAATGCCGCCGCCCTCGGTGGTGGTGCCTGCCGCGCTGTCCTCGGCGGGAGATTCTCCGCTCACCGACGCAAAGCAGGAAAAGTAGGGTTTCCAGAAGCTCATGCTGTTGCCGTATTTGTCCGACACCGTTTCGCTCTGCTGAATGTGGATGCGCGTGTTGAGAAGCCCTATCTTCATCAGAAGCACTCCCTTCGCACGCCGAAGAGCAGCGACCGCAGCGTGAGCGTCAGCTCGTGGTGGTCTGCCTGCTCCCGGTGTTCAAAAAGATAGCCCAGCGCGTACAGCACTGCGATTCTGGATTCGATGCAGCTTTCCTCGAATTCGTTTTCATCGTCAATGCGCGCAACGCTCATGCACAGCTTCTGCGCCGAATCGGAAAGCCGGCGGATCAGCTCGTCTTCGTCGTCGGAATCCACGCGGAGATAGGTCTTGGCTTCATGAAGTGAAATCATCGCCATGGCTCATCAGCTGCCGGAGGAAGCGGTTCCCTTCTGCTGCAGCACCTTGACCGCTTCAGGAAGAATCAGTTTGCCGTCCAGACGCTTGGTGGCGATGAAGCCGATTTGACCGGTGTCGGCGTAACGCTCGTTCAGACGCTTGAAGGTGATGCCCTGGCGATCGCCGATCCAGTAGAAGGACAGGTCGCCGAAGATGACCGACTTCTGACCGCTCTTCATCTCGGGAACGAAGGGCGAGGTAAAAATGCGCTTGCCGAGCAGCGTGTCGTAGGTGCCCTCATGGAGCGCCGGCTGCCAGAGGTACTGGCCGTTGTTGTCCTTGAGCTTGCGGATGGCGGCGATGGATGCGTCATTCAGCACCCAGATGGCGTTCTTGCGGTAGGGCGCTTCCAGGCTGTAGAAAAGGTCGATGATTTCATCGGCGGTCACAGCGGTTGCGGACGCGGCTGTCACGCCCACCTGCGCGCCGCCTGTCGCGGCGAGAATGCCGAGCGGCTTGCCCACGCCGTCGCCGTTGAAGAAGGCGTCCTCCTCCTTGTTGCCGATGCGTCGGGCGAATTCGGACGCAAAGTAGCCCTCCAGATCGAAAGCGGAATCGTTGAGCAGCTCCTCGGATACCTTGATGAGGGTGCCGACCTTGTGCGCACCGATCATCTGCTGACCGAAGACGTCGTCGCTCTCGGGAATCGCGCCTTCCTCGTCGATCCACGAAGCGGTGCCCTTGGAGGTGACCACGGGAATTTTGTGATTGCCGGAGGAAGTGGTGAATACATGGGCGTGTTCGCGCACGATGTTTTCCTGCTCCAGCGCCTGCACAAGGGTATGCTCGAATTCGTCAGGCACGAGATAGCCGCCCTCGGAATCCACGCCCTCCTGCAGGGCGTTCTTCATTTCAGGCGTGACGGAATCCTTGCGGCGGGTCTGGTTCCAGAATGCCGCGCTGTATTCGTCGGACGCGCGTCCCGTCTTTTCGTCTGTCTTGGCAACCGCAGCCGGCTTCTCGGTAAGGGGCGAGGTGAGCGGACGGGACAGTTCCGCGTCCATTGCCTCCAGGCGTTCCATGCGGCTGATTTCCTTGCCGAGGTTGGCGATGTCGTTTTCCATCGCGGTGTAGACGGCGTCGTTCTCCTGCGAGAAAAAGCCGTCGGGCGTGCGGTTGGACTCCAGAAAGGCTCTGGCTGCCGCCAGCTTCTGCGCCCTCTTGTTTCTCAGTTCGATAATGGTCATGTGGGTATTACCTCCTTAGTTTTGTAAAAGATTCAGCCGCTCCATCAGTTCATTGACGGAACGGCCGTGCTTCACAGGCTGATTCTTTTTGACGATTTTATTGACAAGTGCGGCTTCCACCGCTCTGTCGGAAAATTCAAGCGCGGGCATTTCAGCGGTGACATCGCCGCCGAGCATTCCGTCCGCAAAGCCGAGTTCAATGGCTCTCTTTGCGTTCATCCATGTTTCGCAGTCCATCAGGTGGCTGATTTTCGCCCGGGTCAGCCCTGTTTTCAGCTCGTAGGCGTTGATGATGCTCTCTTTGACTTCCTCCAGCAGATCGATGGCTTTTTCCATCTCGTCCTTA